CCCCAACCCTTGGTCAGCATATGCTAACTCATCACAAATGTCTTGCTCTGGGTGTTCTGAACTTAATACCCACTTCACACCTCTACATGCAGGGTTATATGTCGCACTCTTTAACGTGGCATCACCATGAGCCGCTGATAACTCTGTCCTAACCAGACGCAACGACTCATAATTTAAGTCTTTCGGTAACCTCCTACCCATGCGTTTCATCATATTAGGGTAGTCCTTTACTAATGTCCCTGAACCTTCTTTAACATACTTTGTCAATGCTCTTGCTATATCCACAGGGTCCATATTTTCTGCTATCCCTGCTGTTAATATCCTACCTATCGCCTCTGTGGTATCGCCAGTTATATTCCAAATCCTATCGCTTAAATATAAACCACCAACCCTGCGATTCCACATTGCCTTGATAACATCTTCTTGCACTGAACCAAACACATTTTGTATTTTTTCCGCTACTTCAGGGAATACCTTTAACAACAAATCTGCACTAACTTTCTCGTTAAACTCAACCCCAATGCCTACTGCCTTCTCGATACCTTTGCTAATGATATCTTTCTGTTTACCATTCAACGCCTTGGCGAAATCTTTCAACCCAGCTTTAACATACTTCATCTGTGCCGCTACATCGGAAGGCATGCCTTCTATAGAAACGCTCAAATCTTTGACCATCCCTTCCACTTCCTTGGCTAATGCCTTTTCTGTGGCTAACTCGGTAGTAAGAAACTTTCGCCTATTTTCAAGTGCCCACCTATAATACGGCCCATTGAAACGCTTCAAATCATCACGCCAGCTCATTACGTGCTTCTTCTATCGCCTTATTGATCTCCTCTAATTGTGCATTCATCCCAGCGTTTTCTTCAAGCCGCTGTCGTAATATCCAACTCCTTATTATCCTCTCACGCTCGCCCGGAAGCTCTTCATTGTCTGAAACATAGCCTTGCATGGTGTCTACATACTCACTCAACAAATCCACTGCCGCATCCATACTCATGAAGCCACCCATCAATGCAGTATTAATTGCCTGCGTGAGCAAATTAAGTACCCTTGCATATTGCTCTTCATCTCGCTCGATTACTTCATCCCATGCTAACGCTACTGAATAGTCCTTGAACCTCTTCCCTGTTACCTGTGAATGCATTGCCAATACCATACGTGCAAATTGCTGCCAACTTTCTGTTACCATCTCACGTTTACGTGCTACTCTTCGAATTAACAACGGGTATTGCTCTTTTACGCTCGCATGCGAACTTGGAGTGTGCACACTAAATGCAAACTCGGGCACTTTAGACACGTCAATAATACAGTAAAATAACAACTCTAACAATGACCCCGCATCACCTATTGCTGAACTAACCTCAATAAACGACGCATCCTCTTCATTGGTAAAGATTAAAAGCTCATGACCTGTTAAATCAATTCTCGCTGGTCGACCTTGCTGAATACTTTCCCACGCTTCAGGGAAATTGTTTTTAAGGAAGCCGCTGACATCTTTTAACTGTAACTTCATCCTCGGAGTTGAATGCATCTTTGAACCTTGCAAAGCATGTAACATCACATCGTGGTACGCCTTGAAATACGGCTCTACTGCTTCCAACTCGGAATTGCCGAATAACTGCGTCTCTTCCGCCTCATTCTTAAAATGTATTATCGGTATGAAGCCCCACAAATTAGGTTGCTCGCCTACCTTCAAATCTGATGGTACGTCTCCTTCGGCTTGTGTTACGATACTATCTACTGTTACGATTTGGGTATAGTTATACTGCCTTCTTCCCTGATCCCACATTACCCTTGCTGAAATTGTATATGCTACTGGCTCATGCGTAATGGGATCCAACTCAATGTCTGCAACTTGCTCTGGCGGTATGATTGTGAAATCCACTGAACCACCAACACGCTCTGGGTAAAGAACACTTCTCTTGTTATTCACATACAAATATAGAAAACAGTCGCCATCTCTCAATGTCAATTGGTGAACTCGCAAGATTCTACTTGTCCAATCCACGAGGTAATCATCTAACACTGCCTGTGCTTCCTCATCCGCACACCTGAAATGCGGTGCACCCATAAACNCAGCTAATGTGTTTATTATTGGCTTCGCAAAGCCCGCTCCTAACTTGTAAGCTTCGTTTGTATTGTGATATAATTCACGTGCTAACTGATAATTTACTCGTGAGGTATTTAATGAATATGACGTGTTATAAGCATTGACAACCCATCCATATTGCCCATAATCAGGTTGCCTTAATTTTGATATCTCCCCTGCAAGCCACTTAAACGGGTTTGTCGTAAATCTTCACCCCCCGCAAAACGTCAATCCCTTTAGGACTACGTTTTTCTATATTTTCCACTATGTGTATTATACCATACCTCAGCGCATCCATTGCATGATCATACTCTTTTTCTGGTTCTTCTTTTATTTGATCATTTACTTTTTTCCAGTGGTAACTCTCAATCTCATCCAATGTATTACTCAGGCCTCGGAAGAAGAACAATCTCTTTTCTCGCAGTAAGCCTGTAACTGCCGCTATGCCCTCTTTAACAGCATTATTTGCAGATATAGCATTAAAACCTTGCCTGCGCAGTTCTTCAATTAGCACTGGAGCTGAAGGATCAACCAGTATAGCATCTATTTGTTCACCTTTGGACAACCTTGCCAAATCAGAAGCAACATCCTGTGGTAGCTTCCGCCTCTCGTAATATTCCCTGTAAGCATATACATTGCCATCATCATCTATGGCCAGCCAAATCGCAGCCATCGGATTGTTGTAGCCAAAATCCATTCCAATGATCCTCTTCCAATCGCTTGGTATTTCAAATGGTTTTACTACGTGCACTCCAGCCTCAAAATCCTGATATACCAAGCCTTCAGGTTTTACAAACTCTCCCAAGTAAAACATTCTGAACATCCAATCTGGCATCGTTCTGCGTGCAACTTCAATCTGTTCTCGTGGATAGTACGGATTTTCTGCTGTGCCGAATTGAATAACATCTATGGCTGGATCTCCTTCCTTCCACCGATCGTAGATATCCGTCTTTAACCAATTAAGAAAATACGGTGTTGTTGTTATTAGAATTCTTCCTTTATGAAAGCCTACACGCCTCTGTGCAACATGCCATGCTTCACTGCGCATCTGGCCTGCTTCATCTAACCAAACAGCATTTACGTGCACACCTTCCATGCTTAAAGGCCTATCCGCTGAACGAAACAGAACTCTGCCTCCGCCTTTCAGGTAGTAAACCTTTTCCATTGATTTGTACGTTCCACCATGCCAATCATTCAGTATTTCCAACGCCCTCGGTAAAAGGATATCTTTCAGCATCGGATATGTGGGAGCTACAGCCAAGTAATCGGCCTTTACATCTTTCTTTATTTCTCTTGCCAGCCAGATTGAACCAAACCACGTTTTGCCTCCACCAGTGCCAGCTATCATTGCCACATATTGCGCTTCGCTATCAAAAGCCCTTGCTTGGCCCGGGTGTAACTCATAGGTAAACTTAGGCATTAGTTCCCTCGGTTTGCTTGATTATCTCAATTATTATCGGCTCGTCGGTTTCGCCTTTTTCAATGCTTGTAGGTTCGCCTCGGCTCAATCTTTCTAACTTTGTTGCTATATCTAACCACGTGGCCAAATCTCTGGGAGACAAAGCATTCACATCTATCTCTTCCAACCGCACCTTAATCAGCTCTTGCATCCTAACTGCTAACTCGGCATGCCTTCGTGACATCTCTATTATGGCCTGTTCTTGTTCCTTGCGTTTAAGTTCTTCCAGATACTGATCATAAGCCTGAACACGCTCCACCCAGTTATACTTCGACGACCATTTTATCAAAGAGCTTCTGTTTCTCTTGCCAGTAACAGCGAGAACCTTATCTATACTGCGTTCCGAACCTAGATCTCGGTATATACAAAATGCGGCATAAGCCTTGGTGGTTTCATTACTCAGCTTTTCCCATGGTTCTCCCATTGAATTTCTATCTGCACCCCCTTCATACCTATATTGGTGCTTCTATCAGTATAACCTGCCCCCCATTAATGTTCTTACCTCATTCTCATTATACCCCATACGGTATAGCCGCTCTTCAACTAACAACTTTAATGCACGGTTCAGCTTTGCATTTTCGTGAACCTCTTTGTGGCATTCACTGCACAGCATTAAGCACGTTTCTACGCTTTCGTGCTCTCTTCTTCTACCATACCCAGAAATAACATGGTGTAACTGCAACTCGCTTGTTAATTTACCGCACAACTCACAACGGCCATTAGCACGCTTTCTAACTGCTTCGTAAACNTCACTATTCATAAGGCACTCCCAAAGTTTCCAATACGTGCTTTAATCCTAATCCACCTTCTTCAAANGGTTTNATGCAATANTCCCANNGCTTNGGGTGATTNATTTTCATTTGNTGAAACCTATTCGGACACTGTTCCATGTGCACTCCAAACATGCAGAACATACANCCAGTTCCGCTTAAGCCTGTTGTTTTTAANTTNCCATCTTCGTCTTCTACTACATCGCCGTAGCATTTTGCAATAGGAAGATCATTCTCCTTTATGTATCTCAAAACATCTTGGTCTGTCCAGATGGATAACGGCTTGCTTATAGGTCTGTTCGCATTAAATGCATTGCATCCTTCTTTATAATAGTTTGTTCTCCTTTTTGTGCCATCTGTTACTTTTAATCCAACTATCGGAACTGCATTGTTTTCTCTTTCATACTTCTTTATTGGTCCTTTTTTCAACTCAGAACAGCACCGGTCGCTGATCTTGAAGTCGGCATCTATTAAATACCACCATTTCTTAGGTAACTTGAATGGCGATTGTGTCCCATCTGGCAAAATTCCATACTTCCAACGCTTAACAATGGCGTCATCGTTGCCCCTTTTCTGTAAAACTCCGATTCTCCATGCCGTTTCTTTAGATACAACTGGATAACCGTGCTTTTCTATCACCTGTCTGAAACTTTTCTTTGGCCTTATCCAATCTACATTGTCCCAAGTTTTAACAAATTCTCTCACTTCAGGATATTCAAGCCCAGTATCAATAAACACAGCTTTAATGTCTGGATACAATTCACGTGCCAAATGCAACAAAACGGTGCTGTCTTTACCACCACTGAATGAAACATAGACACCATCTAAGCCCCAATAATGCACCCACTCTCTAATTTTCGCTTTTGCCCACTCAACTTTTAAGTCTAACGGCCATGCCCGTCTAATTTTTAATGTCTCTGGCGTAACAGCGTATTCATTCATTTCTTTCACACCTTATAATCATCTTTATTTACCTCTGTTATCTTTACTTTCACTCCCTGCCCTTCTCTGCCAGAAACCAATCTAATTATAGCGTGTATTTCCATCACTTGAGAGTCGTCTACATAAGCCGCTCCTGTCATTCCGTCTAATAACGACTTAATTACGTTATCTATATCTGGTTTTTTTGTCGTTGCCGAGTAATACATGTCTAATTCAAGCTTAATTCCACCAATTAAGGGCAGTGGAACGTGCTCTTTGGTTATATCGTTAATGTATTTTTCGTATACTAAAGTTTCTTTGGGAGTGTAAAATTTACCTGTCTTCGCAGAATATTTTGCTCTTTGTTTCGGTCTCGGTCTGCCTGCTATAAAAAACTCATATTCTGTTTGCATTTCTTTCACTTCCCCTTTAATATTTTTCATATACTACTTTATATTATACACCATGCCCTTGTATCGCTTACCAACTCTTAATGCATTAAGCCCTTTTACGTTAAGCTCTATGATATCTACCCACAAATCTTCGTCCAAATCCTCATTTATTTGTAAGTAAATTGTGTGTTCTCTAGAATGTATCCATAATACTTTTGCAATTCCAGTGCGTATTAACAAGTAATAAATCAAATTAGGTCTTGATATGTGTATCAATTTACCCATTGTTCTTGATTTCCAAGGCACTTTACCATTATTTATTGACGTCGCAAGCCACAACAAAGACAAGTCTGCGACTCTGTTTTTAACTAAATCCCATTCAGCATCATCGTAAAAGTGTAAATTTCGCATCACTTTATCTAATTTCGGTGCTGTTTTATTAAATCTTTCCCAAAAATCGTCTCTTTTACAACACCAAACTAAGCCTGCATAGTAAAGCCAGCCTGCGGCATGTGCCGAATAACTGGTTCTATCTATGGAATAAGCGTTAAAAAACGCTGTTGATACCAGAGAATACTTGTTTAAGTAGGGAAAATATAGTTTCCAGTAGTCTCCAGAACTAACAATTTGTACTTCTTGACGCTCTAAAACACGCCAATAGTCTTGCAGTAACGGTGTAGATTGGAACATTCTTAAGATTGTCTGCGGGTTTAATGCAATCCTTAAGTCAAATTCTATTTTTCGTTGCTTTGGAATGTTAACTTGTTTCATTATCAACAAAATCTTGTAATAATGTAAGCTGTTTTTCATTTTTGGGTATAGTTTCGCAATTAGGACTTAGCCACACACACTCTGTGCGTTTAAGCTTTTCCCCATTTTCTTTGTTTTGTAAGTGTTTTGTTCCCTTAGTAGTTCCAGTAGCGCAACACCTCGCTTCTATTTTTATTTTTATCCAACCAGCTTGCTCCAATGGTTTATGAACATTGTGTTCATACCCAGATAACATTGCTTTACCTTTAATGTGTAATAATAAGTCTACTAAATCTTCATGGTCGCTTAATGTCATTTCATTAGAATAAACTTCGCCGCCAATACGTGTCTCCAACACATATGGTGGGTCTAAATAGAAAAAAGTATTTGGTGTATCATATGCTGCAATTATTTTT